TTTTTACATTATTTATGGATTGATCAGATGGTTTGTACCCTGTTAATGCGTCCACATACGGATTTTGAAATATTTTATATGTGCCTCCTAACATAATTTTTAATCTATCCCCCATTAAACCAGATAGTTTTTTAACATCTTTTGGTAAGGTTACAGCAGCTGTGCTACCTTCTTTAATAGTTTCAATTAAATTTACAAATTTTTGTCTAGAATTATAAATAGAATCAAAAACTATTTTTCTTGACTCTGCGTTTAAACCACCATTGGTCATTTTTTTTTGTAATTTTTTAGCAATAGTTGTGTTGCCTAATTTTTTAGACATGTCACCTTCAAACATTAGAGTTTTTAAATCTTTGTAAAACTCTGCTTGTTGTTTTTGATAATCTTCTCTTAAACCTTTGTTAAATAAAGTTTTAACACCTGGAAACATTTTACCAACTTCATTATCTATTCTTTTTACTTGCTCCATTGCAAAATTAGCGTCAGAGGCTTTTCTAGCATTTTCTTGATTTTTAGCTAAAAACATGGCTTCAGGTTTAGTTGAAGTAGGTCTTACAACTCCAGCTATTTGATCTACTTTTTTATTTATTTTAGAAGAACTAAAAGCTAAATCTTTTCCAAACTTTGCTACTTTACCTACAGTTTTAGTTGCACCATATACAAAGGGAAAATATAATAATGAGTCTGCACCAAATTTAGCCCTGTTTAAAAGTTTTCTTGCTGCATCTTCTTTTGGATCAACAGATTCTTCTGTGTCCAATTGTGTTGGACCAATTTGAAAAGCATCACCAAATGTTCCTATTTTTTCTGCATCACCTACAAATACTTCACCGGCCGCACCACCAACTACAGCAGCTCCAAATCTTGCAACTCTTGCTTTGTCGTTTAATTTATAAACTTGTTTCATACCTTTACGTACATTTTTACCTTTTAGATTTACATACGTTCCAGCTTTTCTTGCTTGCAATGCTTTTGTTGCTAATTTAGATGCGATTTTTGCTCCAACACCTGCAGGTACACCTATTTGTATTAAGGCTTCTACAATTTTACCAGCAGCTTTTTGTTCTGCTATCTCTTCAAATGGATTTATTTTATCAAAAAATTGTTCTACTTGTGCGGCTGCGTTTTGTGATATGCCTGTTGCATCCATTAATTCTGCACCCAATGATACAAAACCCTCGGGTATTTTTAATATACCTGATGCAACACCAGCAAGCCCTGCTTCTAATTGTGATATCTCATTATCATCTTCAGCTTCAGGAGTTAAATCAATATAATCTTTTATCTCCTCATTAGTTAATTTTTTTTTAGTAGGAATATTTTTTGTAGGGTCGTATGTTGCCATTTAACGCTCCTATTCTAATGGTATTTCTCTTAATTTTTTACCTGAGTATGGATCGTATTCTATTAATATATTTTTTTCAGCGTCTCTTTCATATAATCTTTTAGTATCTGGTTTAAAATAAACTCCTCCTGGAATCATTTCATCGAAATTATATTGTCTTGTTTTACCTTTTTTCTTATTAGGTAAAACACCTATAAAGCCACCTTTTAGATTATCGTTTTGTCTAATTGATGGGCCAATATATGCAGCAAATTCTGCAAACGCTTCAGGATATTCTTGTTGAATTGTAGTAATATAACCAGCAGCTTTAGGATCAGTATATTTTTGTAAAGTTTCAAAATAAATTCTTTCAGGTGAATAATCTTTTTGTAGGCTAGATCCTGATTTTCCAGGCAGTTGTGCTATTTGTAATTTTAAATCTCTATTTAATTGATTTTCATTTCTAACTTTTTCAGCTTCAGAGGCTTGAAATGCTTGTTTTTTAGCTAATAGGTCTAATTCAAATTTTTGTTGGTCTTTAGTTGCCTCTTTAGCTTCTTTTAATTTTCTTAATCTATTTTCTTCATCAATATCCATTTCTAATCCAGCTAATTTCATATCTCTTTCCGACATTCTTTGTCTATCTTGCGTATCAAAAAATCTTTGTAATGGCTCACCGCCAAAAGCTTTTGATAAATTTTGTAAAGTAGTTCCCCCTGCAGTGCTAAGACCTCTTAAGGAACCTTCTATTAAATATCTACCTAGTGGGTCTGTTGAGGGTCCAGAATATTGATTTACTATTTGCTCGTACCTTTGTCTTGGAGTTAGTTGAGTTCCATCCTCATAATTTTCTCTATCTTGAATATTAGACATGATGCCATTCATGTTGGCACCGCCACCTTTTCTAAACATAGGTCTTTTAAATACTCTACTCATTATGCTGGTCTCTGTACTGGGTTAAGAGTTCTGTATATACCGGCTAAACCTGCTCCTGCACTAATTAAAGATTGTAGTCCGCTTGGATTAGGTGTTACCTCCTGAACTGATTTACCAGGATAACCTGCAATCAATTGAGTCACGCCGGAACCATATTGTTGTGCAGCTGTTAATGGCTGCATTAGGTTTTGAATATTTAATTGTTGTTGTGCTCCTAACTCAGACTGTTTTTGTTGTTGTAATGCACCACCTAAAGTAGTTAGACCTGCAATTTGTTGTCCTTGTAATGCAGGTGTTGTTGAAGCTAAAGTTAATTGATTTTGTAAATCTCTTTGTGCACCTTGTTGTGCTTGTTGAAATCCTTGTGCTAGTAATTGTGCTTGTAATGCGGCTCTGTTTCTATCTGATGTAGATCTAAACTCTGCTTCTTGAACGGCTTGTCTATCACCACCAAAAGCTCCCGCGGCTACAGCCCTATCTCTTATACCACCTAGACCTCTTTGTGCTTGTAAATCAAATTCTGATAGTGTTGCATCTATTACATCTCTTTGAAACGGAGACATAAATTCTTTAAATGCATCTGGACCAGTTCTACTTGCCGCTGTTTGCAAGAATGGTTTGAATGAATCTAAACCTGATTGTAAATCTTTTACGGCTCTTTGTTGTAAAGGATCTAGACCCGCTACAAATTGTGGACCATATACTTTGGAAAGATCAGCTGATTTAAAATCACCTGTTGCTTTTGATAGATCACTTAAAAACGTCTTACCGGCAGCTTCTATAAACTCCGGTGGTCTAACTCTAGTTTCTGATACTGCCATTATACTCTTCCTCCATTTTCTAATTTTTTCATCATATCATACATACGTTGAGCGCCTTTATTAACGTCACCGTCACCCATTCCTCTTACAGCATCAGCTGTAAATACAAATTCGTTATTTGAAAGCATCGCAGGGATGTCGTCAGCCTTTTCTTTTACACCAACTGGAGGAATAAATCCACCTGTTTCTCTAAGATCTAGCTCAGTAATTCCTGCTGGATTTTCGTTTAAAGGTAGGCCCATGACGCCTGCTGCCTGCATTGCGTTATCTTCTGCTGAGTCTCCTCTAGCATAACCTATTCTACCGCCTTCTGCCTTTCCTTCTTTAAATATTTTAAAAAGTTCTAGTGGTGCTTTTTGACCTTCAAAATCTTTTTCTGTTTGTAAGAAATCTTTGGGCACTAGATCCATATCAAGACCATATAAAGATTGGCCAATTTTTCCACTTTCTCTAATACCTGACGGACTTTTTCCTGCAGCTTTTTGTTTTGTAGCAAAATCAAAATATTTTTGCATAGCATCAAATTTATCTCCTCCAAAAAATTTAGTTTTTTCAGCTTCTATATTTAATAAATCGTCATAGTCTTTATAAACTTTTGCAAACATTTGTTGATCCATTAAACTTTTAGAACCTGGGAATCCAAAATTCATTTCTGCAAAGCTAGGTAATCCTATGTTTTTTTGTTCTGGAGCATCAAATCTATTTCTTTGTTGTGGGCTGTCGCCTCTTCTATTATTACCACCACCAATAGAACTAGTATTTGTTCCACTTCTTTGTTTACCACCACTGCCCATTGCTCTATCTCTGGCTGAAGTAGACCGTCCTTTTGATGCCCCACCTTTACCTGTTTTAGCATCACTTCCTTGATATCCTCCACCAAATCTATAACCAATACGTCCACCATCTGACATGTATTCTACCATGTTAGATTCTACTAATTGATTTATTCTAGCTTCGTATTCTTCGTCCTCTTCGTTATCTCTTTGTGGATTTAAATTTGTAAAATATTCTTTTAAGTAACTTCTTATTGCAGGCGTATTTACACCAAATGATCCTACCTGTGGTTGAGGCATACCTCCACCTAAAAGTTTTCCTAAACCAACTGATCCGACAAATTTACTCATAAAAGGTAAATTTTTTATATTAGGTAATATGTTAGCTGCTTTAAAACCTGTGCCAGCTATTCCTGGTAAACTTTTACCAAAGAATGTCCCACCACCTAAACCATATAATGCACCGGCTGTAAGAGCCATTTTACCTGCATCAGATTTGATAAAACTACCAATACCTTTAGCGACACCTTTGATAGCTTTCTTAAGTCCCCCTAAAAATGCTTCTTCTCTAGGCACGATATTCATAATACCACCGCCCATACGTAATTGTCTTTCCATCATTCCTCTAGATATTGGCATAATTAATAAAGTTTATATAAAAAACTCTCCTTTTACAACTGAGAATCTCCGCCCAAAGGCAAAGACTCTACTGTTAATTTTACACTTCTAGAGATATCTTCTCTTTTAGTGTCTGTTTCAGGGTTATCTACATCTGCATCTGCTTCTGCATCTGACATGTATTCTTGACCCGTCTTTAAATTTTTTAAAGTAATCTCACACTCTGGTGTAATAACCACAGTTGGTTTACCGTTTATCTCTCTTATTTCTTTTTTAGCTTTTGTTTCTATAAATGGCATTAGTCTCTATTTATCTCCAATATTGATGCAATAACATGTAATTCATTTGCATCTGATGCTTGTGCTTTTAATATTTCATTCTCTTCTAAAACAAGAGGATGAGTTAATAGTTCAGTTGTTGCTTTTGATGCTATGGCTTTGTCTTTAAACAAATTAAATACTGCAGATGCAGCATTTGTTATTGTAAAAGTTACATTACATCCTGATCCAGCGTCTTCTGATACCAATAAACTTTTGATTATAGCTCTAGAATCTGCCGGTGTTGTATATATTGTAGTGTTATCTGTAGTAGTTAAATCTACTAATTCATTTTTGTATATATTAGCCACTTATAAACCAAGAAAATCTTTCTTGCTCCTGCTTTGTTTCATTTAAATATGTAGAATTTAATTGTTCTACTACTAAAGAAATAGTTCTATTTATTTGTTTCTGGTTAGAAACATTATATTCTTCTTTTGGTTCTGGTATTCTAACATTAATCTTTGCCATATTTACCCACTAAATAACAAATTGGTTCTAATACTTTTCTATATATTCTACCTAACAAGTGAACCTTGTTTCTTGATTCCTGTCGTATGTCTATTGTTCTATGAACTGCAATGTG